CTCATAACCTGAAGGTCGTAGGTTCAAATCCTACCCCCGCAACCAAACTTTTGATAAATATATCAAACGCTTAGGCCGCCTTCGGGCGGCCTTTTTGTTTGAATCCATGTTGCAAGGCCGTGCAACACATTACCAAAAGATTCCAGAGGGTTACGGAATCTGGCGGCAGTTCCCTGCAACACGGATGCGACATGGGACATGGCGCATGTTCACGAATTGTCCGTCCGCAAAATGACGGCATTTTGGTATACTGCCGGGCAACAAGATAAAGGGGGAGTGCGGGATGGCGCTGATTGCAGAAGAAGTCGTCGAGGAATGGTTGAACCAGCAGGGATACTTCACCATCCGGGGAATCAAGCTCGGCGTCCATGAGATGGACATCCTCGCCGTCAAATTTGTAGGCGGCAAATCCGACCTGCGCCATTATGAGGTCCAAGCTTCTGTAAATCCCGTCAGCTACATCAGTTCCGTACCGAAGGCGATCCAGAAAAGCGAAGGCCGTCATGCCAATTCGGCCAAGGTCCGATCACATGAGGAGGTGTCGGCGGGCGTTCAGGAGTGGATCCAGAAGAAGTTCCTGCATCCGAAAAAGCGGTCCTTGAGAGACAAATTGGCGAAAGGGACGTGGTCCTTTCATTTTGTGGTCAATGAGGTCGCCCACCCTGAGGAGCTTGAGATCTTCGAAAAATCCGAGGTGTCGGTTGTTCGGTTGAAGGACATTCTCGATGCCCTCAAAAATGAGGCGGCGCAACCATTCACGGCATCGGGGAAAGACCTGGTCGATCTCATGCTCATGGATCGCGGGTAGAACATCCTCACACCCCAAAGCAGGTCGGCATGGCCAGCTTGCTGATCGCCGCACGGGCACCGGCGTGATGCTGCTCCATAGGCAGATCCCAGGTCGGGAATAAGCCCGCCAGGGCTGCCATGTGGTTCTCCACCTCGCCGATGACCATGATGATGTTCCGGGTGGCGTCATACTCGGTCGCGGCGTCCCGGAGGTCGGCGCAGAGCGCCATGACGGCGGCGTAGTTGTGCATGGCCTGGATCGACCTTGCACCCTCCGTGTCATCGACCAGGAGGGTAAGGCCGGTCAGGACAGCCTGGATATCCCGCTCCATCATGCCGCAATGGTCCCGATTCCATCCAGCCGCACCCGAACGGTTGTGGTACCGTTGCCCGCCGCCGTGACGGCAATGCCGATTGGATAGAGACCGGCACCGGGCTGTGCCATCTCCTTGGCCGTGTCGTCCCAGGCGACGCGGTCGCCCTGGTCAATGACCGTGGCAGCGTCCTTGGGTAGGTCGAACACGCCCGTGGTGGCGATCTCTACGGCTTCTCCTTCGGATGCGGTTGCGGCGACAGCGCCGAAAAGGCTGCCGACCAGGATGCCCTGGCCCGAGGTGACGCCGCCCACCGGCGCGGTGACGGTGATCATGTCGCCGTTCTGGATATAGTTCTTCATGGATCAGACTCCCTTACTGGATTGGATGCGGACGACGGAGACTCGGCTGTCGCCGGTGCTGGCGATCTTGCGGTCGAGATCGGCCAGAGCATTGGCCATCTCCGCGTCGGTGGCGTAGGTGACGCGCTTGCCGTCGTATTCGACGGTGCGCACACCCTTGTAGCGGGCCGCCATGAGGGCGTCCCGCCACTGGGTGAGTTGAGTGGTGTCGGTCATAGGTTACGCACCCGCATTTGCGAACCAACCCCGGTGATCGACGAAGCCAGCGCCGAAGTCGAGGATCACGCGGATCTCGACGCCGTCCACGTCCCAGCCGGATTTGCTCTCCACCTGCGGGCCCTCGTTGCCCGAGAGATAGGCGTATTCCAGCCCATCGACCTCGCCGGGATCGGCGGTCACATACCAGCGGGTTGCCGAGGACAAGCGCGGCTCCACCACCAGGGTGAGGGAGCCAGAGAACGGATTGACGTCGGCGGCCTTGGCGGGCGACACGGAGGCCAGCCACTTCTCGGCGTCCGTTTCCAGAGCGGGCGGCACCAACAGATACCTGGGCGTCACCCGGATGGTGCGGTCCTCGATTCCCTTCTGTGTGCGCAGCGCCAAGCGCGCCGACGACAGGGTGGCGTCCGAAATGGCGGCACCGGCTCCGGCCTTGTTGCCATGGTCACTGTGGAACAGGGTTTTGTTGTCGGTGAGCTTGGGGCCGTTGCCGCTATTGGATTCCAGCAAATCGACCAAGATCCGGGCCTCCGTCTCGGCGGAGGCCTGTCCCATCCGGCGGGCGAGGTCGGAGAAAGCTCCCAGATCATCGTTCACCAGCACTTGGCGGGTGATGCCGATCTTCCGGGCCCAGGTCTCGACCTTATAGGCCTCGCGGGCCTCGGCCATGGTTCCGGCCTTGATCTCGCCGTGTTCGTTGAGCTTCTCCAAAAGCGGTGCCTCGCCCAGCATGATCTTGTTGACCGAACGAAAATCGCGGGCCGTGGTCTGGCGGCCCAGTTGGCGAATGCCGGAAGGGGCGGCCTGATAGCTATCCCGCAGCACCCGGCCGACCGTGTCGCCGAGGATGATCGGGAAGTCGGACGTGGTGTGCAGGGCCCGGGTGATCAGGGTGGCGGGCGACAGGCCCATGGTGGCGTCGCCACGCTGGGTCAGCAGTTCCTTGGCCATGTCCACTGGCGTCGCGTAGGCATAGCGCCGGGCGGGTTCCGAGAGATCATGGCGCGGATTGATCCGGGCATAGAGGGCTTCGCCCATCTGGCGGCAGCGCAATGCCGGATCGTCTTGGCTCTCGCCGATTTCGACGCGGATCTGTTCCGTGCGGATGTTGGCGTTCGACCGCTCGGCCAAGGCCTCGAAAGCAGCACGGCGGGCCTCGTCGGCATCGGCCTCACGGTCGATCAGGTCATCGACGAAGGTCTGGTCCAGACCGGCGACCTTGGCAATGGATCGGATCTCGGCGTTGACGGTGGCGCGAGTCTGCGTCTCCTGGCCCGCCTCGGGCGTGGACGGGGTCGTATCGGGCATGTTGTCCTCCATTCGAACATGAGCGCCCGGGTCGGCGGGCGAGGGTACAAGAGAAATTTCGTGAGGTGTCCAGCGCACGGCGGTGCGGACACGGGAACCGTCTTCGGTGCTATCGGTCCAGTCTTCGACCGAATAGCCAACGCTGATATGGCGGAGGATCCCGGCGGTAACGTCCTGCCAGATGGGCTCGACTTCCGGGCGGGCCGAAAACTGCAGGGTTGCGGTGCCGAGTTTGCCGTCCACATTGGCGTCGCGGACGGTGCCTAGCACGTCACGAACCGCCGACTGGCGGTGTGCGTCCAGAACACTGGCACCAATCAGGCGGGAGAGATCGACGGCCTTGGGATCCAGGCTCAGCTTCTCGATGTAAGCCCCGTCGAAGTCCCGGCGTTTGACGGCGGCCCCGGTGGACCAGATCACGTCAACGGTACGTTCCTCGGTGTTGACCGACTGCGGCTTGAAGCTGGCGCGCCGGGTGATGAGAGAGATGGTATCAGGCATTGAGGGCCTCCGTATTCTGTTGGGGTTGGCCCGGACCGAAGGTGAGACCCATGCCGTCGGCCCGTTCCTTGTCGGCGGCGATCTCAGCATCCACCTGTTCGGCATCGAAGCCTCGTTCGGAGATGGCCTGGGACCGCGACTTCAACCCCGCCTCAATGGCCGTGACCTCGGCCTGGACATCTTTCATGGGATCCACATAGTCGAACTTGGGCGGTAGCCAGGTGCAGCCGAGATAGGCCGATGCATGGGCATCGAAGTCCCGGGCCGGGAGATCACCCGACAGCACGGCCAGGCGCACGAAGCGTTCCCACACCGGGCGGCAGAACAGATGGACCACCACGTTGTGCTGGAGTTGCTCCACCCGGCGGCGGAACTCGATCAGCCCGGCCCGGATTGAGGAATAGGTCACCCCTTCCAGATCGCCCGAGACGAGTTCGTAGGGCAGGCCCAGTCCAGAAGCGATGGCGCGCAGGTGGTTCTTGACGAACGGCGCATAGGCGTCGTGTTCGGTCGGGTTGGAAAACCGGATGTCGGCACCGGGTGGGAGCGGGATCAAGCTACCCGGCTCCATGCCGACAGTGAGCACTCCGGAATTGTTGGAGCCCGCCAGGCCGCCAACAGTACCATCGGGATCGGTGATGAAGCCGGTAAACAGGGCCGCGACCTTGGCCTTGACCAAGGCGGCGTCCTCGAACTGATCCAGTTCGTGCAAACGGAGCAGCACGGGGGCCAGCCAGGTGATGCCGCGCAGTTGCCCGGCGGCCAGCGGCTTGAACAAGTGAAGGCAATCGGCGGCGGGGATGCGCTGAGGGTCCATGCGGACAGGACCCAGTGGGTCGCCCGGGCGGCACGATAACACCCGATAGGCGACCCTGTGACCGGCAGAGTCAAACTCAATGCCGGCACGGATGCGCGCCCCGCCGCCGATATCACGATGCAGATCCGTCGGGACCTGTTCGCGATCCAGGAGTTCCAGTTGTAGGGAAACGGAAGAAGATGACTGCGGATCGACCCGCAGGCGGACGAAGCTCTCGCCGCTCTCGATCATGGCCCGCACGGCCATGGCCTGGAGGCCGTAGAAGTCGGCCAATCCACCGGCGTCGGCACTATCGGTCCAGCGAAGCCACAAGGCTTGCAGCGTCTCGCGTACGGCGCGGTCGGGATGGGTGGATTGGGGTTTGATGCCTGCGCCGACGACGTTGCCGACCAGGCTGTCCACCGCCGCAGAGACCCAGGGGTTGTTGCGGGCATACCATCCTGCGCGTCGGGCTGCCGTGGTCGCACCCGCCAGAATCGCCGTGTTCAGCCCATCGACCGTGCGCGTGCCTTCCCAGCGGCGACCACCGCCAGCAGCGTCAAATGATCGGGTTCGGCCAAAACCGAGAAGCTTTTGAAAGAGTGTCCGCATGAGACCGATTGTCCCATGCGACGGAATCTCTGACTACTCGGAGAGATTGGGAAAGGTTGAAGGGATTTGGTGCAAAAAGGTAGCTTTCGAGTGGCCCGGAAGATATTGTGTCCTCTGGAACGTCAGGTTCGGGATCGGAAAGCGGAAGTTTGGCAAGCTGGGTTAAAAAGGGGAAAATTAGCCAGGAGCGGACGGTGTCAATCAGGCAACGTCGGCACCCCGTAACCGATCTTCGTCCGGTTCATGACGGTGCTGGTCTCGAACGATTTTACGTCCGGGTTGTCGAAGAACACGTCTTTGGTGAATTGCTCGTATTCCTCCATGTCCGCCATGGAAACGACGATGATAAAGTCGGCGCGGCCCGTCACATAATAGCACTGCTGAATTTCGGGACGGGTTTTCGTCAGCGTCTTGAAATTCTCGATCAGCCTGGATTCACCGCGTTCCAGGATGACTTCGACGATCATCGTCATCGGCCGCCCCACGGACTTCGGCGAGACCACCGCGATCTCTTTCTCGATCACGCCGTCCCGGCGCATCCGGTTCAACCGGCGTTGACAGGCCGTTGCCGACAATCCGACTGCATCGCCCAGCGCCGTGGTCGTCATGCGCGTGTCGGACTGAAACAGATCGAGAATTTTTCGGTCGAGCCGATCAAACTCTACCACGGCTTTGAACTCCTTCAATTGCCCGCCAGTTTTGCAGAAATTATGCGCCAAAAAAGGATAATTCGCAGCCAATAAATTCGATGAGCGTTTAGATTCGTCACATGATGACGACCACGACCCTCCCCCAATCCTCCGGATCGGTGATCTTCGACGGCTTGAACGTCGCGGCGATGACGCGAGACCAGATGGAACGGACGCGCCAAGGCGGCGTCCACGCTATCAATTTCACCGCATTTCCGATTCGCACCGGGTTTGACGAGGCCATGGCCGAGGCGCGCTCGGTGCGGGACAACATCGTGGCCATGGCCGATGTGGCGACGGTCGCGACCTCGGTCGAAGACATCGTCGCGGCGCGAAAGAACGGGCGCGTCGGGGTCGTGCTGGGCTCGCAAAACGCCGGGATCGTTGGAGAGGATTTGTCGCGGCTGGGTGCCATGCACACCCTCGGCCTTCGCATCATGCAGCCATCGCACAACCCGAAGAACTTGTTCGGCTGCGGTGCCGCCTGCCTCGGCGACGAGGACACCGGCGTCACGCCGCTCGGGTTTGACTGGCTCGCCGAGACGGAACGACTAAACATCGTGGTCGATGTGTCCCACTGCGGTCATCGCAGCACGTCGGACTTCCTAGTCCACGCCAAACGCCCAGCGATTTGTTCGCACGCCAACGCCCACGACCTGTTCCCGAGCCCGCGCAACAAGACGGACGCGATGCTGCGGCGCATTGCGGACCTGGGCGGCGTCACCGGGGCCGTCATGTACACACCGGCGGTGCGCGGCGACCGTTGGCCGACGCTCGACGACTTCATCGACCATATCGCCCACATCACCAATGTGGCCGGGATCGATCATGTCGGTTTCGCGACCGACATTTCCGACGGTATCGATGTGGATCCGGAAAACTGGGCGGAACTCTGGGGTCCGGCACCGGACGACCCCGTTACCAGCTTCGTTGGTGACTGGTACGGCCTGGAAACTGAACGGTTGGATGGATACCACTCGTTGGCCGATACACCGAAGCTGATCGCCCGGCTGGAGCAGCGGGGTTTCTCCGCCGGTCAGATCGAAAAAATCATGGGCGGCAATTTCCTGCGCGTGTTTCGCGACGTGTGGGGTCGCTGAAGAGCCGACTTGAATGACAATTGCACGATGAGGAGAAGGACCGTGTTTGACGGCGTATGGACGATGTTGGCAACCCCGATGACCGCGGACGGCGACATCGATCTGGAAAAGATCGAGCCCTACGTGGAGAACCAGGTCATTTCCGGCATCGCCGGGGTCATGGCGTTGGGTTCGACCGGAGAGTTTTATGCTCTGAACGCCGGCGAGAGACGCGACGTCCTGACCGAGGTCGCACGGGTCGTGGACGGCCGCATCTTGATCGCGGCGGGCGCGAATGCCGGGTCAACCCGCGCCGTCATTGCCAATGCTCAGATGGCGAAAAATGCCGGGTATCCCACGATCCTGCTGGCGCCGCCGTACTACTCCAATCCGGACCAGGATCACCTGGCCCAACATTTCGAAGCGGTGGCGGCAGCCGTCGACATCGACATCATTCTTTACGATAACCCCGCCCAAGCCGGAGTCGAGATCGGGCTCGGCGTTGTCGAGCGCCTGGCGACCAACCCGCGGTTTGTCGCTTTGAAGGAGGCGAGCGGCAACCTGCAACGGGTGTTCGCGATCCGCGACCGGTTTGGCGACCGTTTCGAACTCCTGAGCGGCGTCGACGACCTCGCCCTCGATCTCATGTTCTGGGGCGCCCGGTGTTGGATGAGCGGGCCGTCGAACTTTCTCGCGGCAGAGTTCGTCGAGATTCACCGAGCCGCCATGGCTGGGGAATGGTCGGACGCTCGCGAGTCGATGGCTAACGTTATGCCCCTGATCGCCGAGATTGAGAGCGGGAAGTACCTGTCGCGCGTGAAGTACTGCGCCAACCGCGTCGGTCTCGATGTCGGCCCGACCCGTGGGCCGGTCTTCGGTTTGGAGCCGGCCGAAGCCCAGCGCCTGGATGACCTGCTGGGTGATCTCGGCAAGCTCTCATCGGAATGACACGGGCCATGTCAGATGGCGTCGCGGTTGTCGGTGCCGGAATCGTTGGTGTCTGTTGCGCGCTGTCGCTGCGGCGCGCGGGGCTCTCCGTGACCCTTATCGATCGGGCAGAACCGGGGCGGGCGTGCTCGTACGGCAACGCGGGCATCCTGACCGGCACCGAACGCGGTCCCCTGGGCTTGCCGGGAATGCTGTGGAGCTTGCCGAAATGGCTGATGGATCCGCTCGGTCCCATGGCCGTCGACATCGCCTATCTGCCGCACCTGATTCCATGGGGGCTTCGGCTCATGCGGGAAAGCCGTAAGGACAATGTCGAGAGAATCTCCGACATCATGCAGTCGTTCTATGCCTCCAGCCCCGATCTGTATGAGGAATTGCTGGCGTCCGTCGGTGCGTCAGACTTGATCCGGAAGAGCGGCTATCTTTGCGTCTACGCCAGCCGCGACCATGCGCGGTCCGACGGCTATTTCTGGGATCTCCATCGTCGGCGGTCGGTCGACGTGCGGGAGCTTTCGGGACCGGAGATTCGGCAAATCGCCCCAAGCGTTTCAAACCGCATCGATTACGGCGTTCACATACCCGGTGAGAGCAGCGTTCTTGATCCCTTTGCGGTGACGACAGCATTGCTGAATGCCTTCGTTGCCCATGGGGGACAGGTCGTGCGAGGTGAGGTTCGGGACGTCACCACCGGCGACGGCCGGGTCCTCATGACGACAGCGGACGACCAACGCCCATTCGGCTCCGTCGTGATCGCGGCGGGCATCCACGGGTCAACGTTTGCACGCCAGCTTGGGTATAGCGTGCTGTTGACGTCGATGCGCGGTTATCACGCCATGCTTCCCAATTCGAACATCGAACTGCGTCTTCCCGTCCTGTCCGGAGATCACAAGTTCTTCGCGTCGCCCATGTCGGCGGGGCTGCGCTTAGCAGGGACCGCCGAATTCACCGACCACCACAAGAACGCCAATCTGAAAAGAGCCGACGTCCTGGTAAAAGCCGCCAAGGGCGTTTTCCCGGACCTGAACGGGACCGACTACACACGATGGTCTGGGGATCGGCCCATGACGCCGGATTCGTTGCCCGTAGTATGCGAGGCACCGAGCCATAAGGGCATCTACTTCGCCTTCGGCCATGGGCACAACGGCCTATCCGGTGCGCCGATGACGGCCAGGGTCGTCTGCGCGCTCGTAACCGGGAACAGACCGCCCATCGATATCGAACCTCTATCGATCTCCCGATTTTGTTAGGGCTGCCATGTCCGCGATGGGTCAAAAACCGCTGTGGCCAGGGCCGACCCAAAACGTCAGCTTTTTTCTAGAAAAGCGGTAATTCCTGGTTCATCCCATCCACGCTGACCGGATAACCGGCGGTGCGGGCTTCGCGGGTTCGGAAGGTGCATCCGTCCGCCGCTTCGCTGCCGCCATGACGTCTGCCTCCTCGTTCAAGCGTAATCCCATGCTGATCAAGCCCTGCAGGGCGGCGGAGGCATAGACGAAGGTATCCAGCGCCTCGTTCCGCTCGCCGTCCCGTTTCGGCTGCCATGACCGGATCGGTCGGCCCTTTTCGAACCGGGTCACGACCCGCTCGGCGGTGAGCTGCCGAAAATACTCGGCATCGCGGTCGCGTGAGAAGTGAACGAACCCGGGGCCCGGTTCCGTCAGCTTGAGGCGCGCATAGACGGCATCCTTGACGGAATCCACGCCGACGATGAACAGCGGGATCTTGCCCTTGTTGGTGCGGGTCGGTCGGCGCGGCCAGACCGGCACACCGGGGCCACCGCGTCCCTTGATGGCCCAGATGCGACGATTGAGCCGGGTGCGACAGAACTCGTAGGCCGCCTTGGTGTGGTGGCCGCCGGTGTCGATGGCGACGGCACGGATGGGAAGGTTGGGCACGGCCTTGGCGTGGGCATAGGTGGCCTGTAGGGCCAGATCAAGATCGGCCCAGACGCGAGGACCCGAGGGATCGCCCCAGATAACGCGGTAATCGACCACCCAGCATTCCTCGTCCCGGCCCCAGCCGACGACCTGAAGTTCCAGCCGGTCGCCTTGAACATCGACGCCAGCAGTAAGCACGGCGATGCCGTCGGGCAGGTTTTCGCCCCACACCTCGCGTCGGTCCATCAACGGATCGGCGGGCACGGTGTCCCCGGCCTGGTCTTCCCAGGACTCGCCCAGCTTGGTGTTGACCCAGACTTGCAGTCGGGCCGGGTCCTTCATGACCTTGCCGTGCTCAACGGCGATCTCGGCCCAGGTCTCCCAGGGGGAATAGAGGGCCGAGAGATGGAACCCGGCGGTACGCCCGTCGCCTTCGGAAGTGGGCTTCCACTGACCGGCCTCCAGCAGTTTCGCCTTGTCGTGCTCTTGGTGAATGCCGCCGCAGGCCTCGCAGATCAGAAACGCGTCACGGCGTCTGCCTTCCGGCCAGCGGATGCGCGCCCAGGTGATCGGGGCCATATCGCCGCATTGGAGGCAAGGCACATGGTAATATCGCTGGTCGGATTCCTCGAAGGCGGCCTCGATGCGGGAATAGCCCTTCAGTGTCGGCGTCGAGACCATGAGGATCTTGCGCCGCCCCTTGAAGGTGGCGGTTCGCTGGATGGCCAATGCTACCGGGTCACCTTCGCCGTCGGCATCGCCGGGATAGCCGTCCACCTCGTCGAGGAATAGATAACGCACTGGCGTCGAGCGCAGGCCGATGGCGGAGTTGGCTCCGGTCATCACCAACTGGCCGCCGGGGAAGGATTTGCGGAACAGGCTGTTGCCCGCGTCGCGGGATCGAGGTGAGGCCACCAGGTCTCGGAGAACCGGCGAGGAGGCGATCAGCGGGTCGATGCGCGTCACCGTGTTCCGCCGAACCATGTCCAAGGAAGGCTGGACCAGCATGACCAGGCCGGGCGCGTTGTGGATAATGTATCCAAGCCAGTTCAGTCCCGCCTCGGTCCCTCCCGTCTGCGCACCTTTCATCATCACCACGCGCTCATACGGACTGCCGGTGGAAAGGGTGTCCATGATCTCTTTCAGATAGGGCGTTCGTGCCGTGCGCCAGCGACCCGGTTCTGCGGCGGTGTCGGGCAGCATGCGGTGGCGGTCGGCCCACTGGGCGACCGGGATTTGCGGTTCCGGGCGGATGCCATTGCGCCATGCCCAGTCGATGCGGGACAGGAAATAGGAGGGATCACTCGCTGTCGGCATGGAACAGCCCTCCCAGCGGTGTCGATGACAGATGTTCCAGGTGTTCTCGTATCAGCCGATCCAAGACGGTGAACACCGGGCCGGTCTCAACGCCCAGTTCTGATGCCATGATCGGAGCCGATCGTTGCACCCAGGCGATATGGGCGTCGCGTTCAGCCTTGGCGCGGGCGAACACGGTCTGCTCGGCACGGTCGGCGTCGATCAGTTTGCCCTGTTCGCGTTCGAAGGCCAGCTTGGCGCGTTGGATCTTGACGATCTCATGGACGCGCTTGGCCTCGGCCAGCGTCGCCGACCGGTTGGTGGTGTTGGGCGAGCCACCCTTGTAACGCCGGGTAGGATCCAGGTTGTTCTCGATCCAGGCCAGCCCGATCTCCACGTCGATCTTGCCATCGGGGCGCACGGGCAGGCCGTCGGCGACCAGCTGGGAGATGCGGGCCTTGGTGAGGCCAACCCTGTCAGCGAAGGCGGTCTTGGTCTCGAAAGTGTCAAGTTTAGGCATAGGCGGCCCTCACGCTGGACGGCTTATGCGCTGGAGCCCGCCGCATACGAATCTCCCCCAGAGGAACCGCTTGTTTCTCAAACTTTCCCAGGTTTGCGAGCCCGTCCTGGCACGGTTCTTGTCGGCGGGCCGTTCTCCCGGCGTGGGCGTCGGCGATGCTATTGCCGACGGCGGTTTCGTCACCGAGGCGGGCGAGTTTCGTCACATGGGGCAGAAGTTTCGTCACAGGCGTGACGAAACTATTCAGGGTCTGTGACGGTGTGCGGATGGTGTTTATCCAGTCATAACAACAGGTTATGGCCCGTGTGACGAAAATGACGAAACTCGGGCCATTAAATAACATACAGAATGAAACAACATTCCATTCCTGCCTGTTTCCAAAAATTACCAATGGCGCGTGGATATTACGGTTTGGAAATTTATGTTTTTTCATATGGATAATTAATAGCCGAAGTTTCGTCACTTTCGTCACAGCCATGGTTTCCTCCTCACGCGGCGTCCCGGTCGGCGTACCAGTGACCGTTGATCTCGATGCCGAAGACGACGGATCCCTCGCGGGCGTGGCCGACGCGATAGCCGAGGTTCTCCAGATTACGTTTGACGGTGTTGCGGGCCGGGATGTTGCGGATACCTGCTTCCTCGGCCCATTCGCGGAAGTGGCGATAGAAGGCACTGGTGGGCACGCGGGCGTCCAGGTTCTGTTGGCATTGCTCGTCGATGAAGGCCGACAGTGGATTGGCATGCGCCAGCCACGCGACCATGGCATTGCGGCAATCGGCGGGCTCGTTGAAGCCGCCGCGTAGACGGAGGCGACGCAGACCCTCGATGGCCCGGTTCAAAACGCCTGGCATCTCGTTTGCCCAGATGGCCGGGAACAAGCGGTCGTCCTTGTCTTCGTCGGTGAAGATGCGATCGAACGGGATGATCTTAGCGCGACGGCGCTGTCCCCAGGAGAGGTCGGCGCAGCGCGGAAAGTTGTTGGCGAGCAGCACCGGCAGGCAGGTGGCGACGAACTCAAAGGAGTCCTTGAACTTCAACTGGCCGGTCATGACCTTGCGTTCCGAGACCTTCTTGAGAAAGCCGTCGGGCAGCAGGGTATCGGTGTCCACGTCGTCGTCCAGCAGCACCAGTTTGCCTGCCAGTGCGCCGATGGCAAACTTGTCGGCCTCGATGTTGGCGAGGCGGTCATTGTGCATGGCCCGCTTGTTGACCAGGTGCTCCATGGTTTGCATGAGCTTGGTCTTGCCGTTCTCGCCCTGGCCGCGCAGCATGAAGTAGCAGGCGATGTCGCGGCGCGGCTGGATGGCGTAGCCGAAGAACTCCATGAAGTGCCGGGCCATGTCTGCGGGATCGGATGCGTTGGCGAAGATATCGAACAACGCCTGATCGAAGCGAGGACAGGTCGCGGTGGGATCGTAGTCGACGTCCAGCACGTAGGTGAGATAGGTGTCAAAGCGATGCGGGCGGAGATCGACCCCGCCGTCCTCGGCCAGCCACAGTTCTCCGTTATGGCAGTTGATGACAGGAGCCGGTTCGTCGGTCAGGCGCAGGACATCGCCGGGCAGGGCGCGCATGCCGGTCAGCAGTTTGAAGGCCGCTTCGGCGGCGGTTCGATAGGATGAATCATCCGGATCCACGGTGCGTTCCACCACGTCGATGATGCGGTTCAACACCTGCTCGTCGGTGAGCCGGGTCCAGTGGGTGCCGGTGTAGGCCCAGAAGCACTTGTCGACGCCGCGCACCAGATGGTCGCCGTGGGCGAAGTAGTTAGACAGGACGGTTTTGGCGACCAGTAGGCCGATATCAACGGCAGGCCCTTGTTCCTTGGCGCGAATGGCAGCAAAGGATTTGTGGAGATCGCCCAAGGGAATGCCAGTCATCCGTTTGATGGCCGAGAACACCATGCGCTTGCTGATTGGATCGAGATCGGCTTCGTAGACCATGGCGACGACATCGCTGATGGTCTCTGGCTGGCTTTCATGCGTCAGTGCATCGGCGGCGGCAAGGCAGTCTTCATAAGTGGGCGTCTCGGCCTCGTCGGTTGGCAGCAGGAAGGCCGGGTCGGTCAGGTCGTCCACTGAGAGCCAGCCCTGTTTGATCATGCGGGTCAGGAAGTCGAGACGATCCTTGCCGTCACAATGGGCATGGCGGCAATGATAGACGAAGCCGCCGTTGTCGGACTGACCAGCGTCGATGACGAAGGTGGCACCGTCGGGACCGGGTTCGGTGTGGTCGTCTTCTGCGGCACAGCGGATGTGGTGCTTGATGCCGTCGGCGATATGGCCGGTCAGGATGCCGGGTGCTCGGGCCTGCAGGGCAGTTGCGATCAGGAAGCGGTCGGCATATTCGGCGGCCCACCGGGCTAGGTCGTGAGACGGATCAGCAGGGCCTGTGACGGGCTTGGTGGGTGTCGCAGTGTGTTGCGGTGCCGATTCCAAGGCGGTGGGCAGATCGGCCAAGGACCAGATGTCGCAATCCTCGCCTTCAATGACCAGGGTCTCGAAGGGGGCGTCCTTGGCATGACGCGGCAGATAAAACAGGCGGCTGGTGTCGGTGCAGGACTGGTCGTGGTGGAGCCCGAGGGCGGCCGCCAGGGCCTCGATGCGCGCCTTCCAGGCGGCGTTGGCCGTCTTCTGGTCGGGGAAGTCGGATGCGCACCACGGACGCGACAGAGGCAAAGCAACGCGGAACTTGGGGCAGGGGGCGTGCTCGATGATGACATCCTTGTCGGTGGTCTCGACGATATGGGCGTCGGCGGTGACATGCGGAAGGTAGCCCTTGTCGCGCAGAAAGTAGTCCTCGGCGGCGATGGGACAGTCGGTTTGGAATGCTTCCCAGCGGGCGCGGTTCGCCTTGGTGCGGGTGGTCAGGTGGCTGTGGGTGGAATGGATGATGGCGGCCCAGCCCTTGGCGCGGACGGCGGCGGCAATCTCTTCGAGGGTGTGTCCGCAATCGGCATCCAGCATGACCACGCCGATCTCATCGGCATCGGCCTGGGTGCGGCGGTCGCCTCGAAAACGAGCAGGAACGATGCAGGAGCCGCGCTTGTCGCCTTCACGATGGTCGGTGAGCAGGCAGGACAACTCGTCCCAGGTCAGGCTGCGCACGTCGCGCCAGGACCGGTCGGTGTCGCCTCTCCCGAAGGTGAGCGTGAAGGAACGTTCCATACGGCAATGTCTCAGTCTTGTTCACGGAAACCGGCGAAGGCGTCGGTGGCGATGTCATCAATGTCGCATGGCGTGGCTTGAAGGCGGCCTTCTCCGTAATAGACCCGGATCGCCAGGTTGCGCGGATCAATCCGCTCCGGAGCGATTTGGCAGACCATGCTGTCGAGGGTGCAGCGAACCTCGCCGATGGACTTGAGAGCCCGCCGGGTTTGCCGGGATGCTTTGCTGCTCGGCGGGAACACGGAAAGCAGGTCTCGTAGGCAATCACGGGCATCCTTGATCTGATTGCCATAGCTGGCGTGCTCGACGATGCTGAGGTTCTTCCGGGTCATCGGCGTCCCTCCTGTTCCGCCACCCAGTTCAGCAGGGTGCTTTTGCGGGCACAGATCAGGGAGCCGATCTTGAAGTAGGGCAGGCCCTTCTTGGCGTCGCCGGTCAGGTAATAGACTTTGCGCCGATGCTTCACGTCGCCGAACATGAACTTGGCGATCTCGTCGGCTCCGCGCAGAAGATCATCGCCGATGTTAGGGACAGTTGGCGTCGGATCATTGGCCGGTGCCTGGGGTTCAGGTGCCGAGACGGGTGCAACGTCGGGCTGCGGAGCCGTCTTGGGCGCGTTGCTGGTGTATCTCATCATTGATCAGGGTCTCCTTTCCCGAACTGAATGGTTTCTTGAATGAAGTAAGCCTCGTGGCCTTGGAGCCGGTGCCATGTTTTGCGAATCTGCATGCTGACATTGAGGGTGACCTTGCCGAGGAAGTTGTCGCGCGTCGCCATGCCCAGTTTGTAAAGATGGTCTGCCAACCGGTATTCCTCGGTATCCAGAGCCTTTTTCATCTTCGCCCGGCCATGGGATGAGCCGAATGCCCAGGGCAGCATGAGGAAGCCCTCGTCCTTGGCGACGCCGAGAAGCAGATCGGGCTGGCCCCGTTCGCTGTCGGGCAACAAGGCCAGGGTGAGCGGTGGCATCCGGAGAAACAGGATCTTGCGGTCGAGCAATTCCAGAAAGCAGTCGAATTCCGTCGAAGTGACGATGGTCTTTTTCCGCCAGTCCTCTTCCCACAAGGCTGTGGTGATCAGAACCTCCCAGGCCGACGGGTGAATCTTGGACATGGCCTCGGCGACGGTTCGGATGTTCCACGAGAACTGCTCGCCCAGTGCCGACGCGATGGCGGCCTTGTAGACATCCCGTTCTGACCACATGCGTTTGAACCCGCCATGGTGTTTGGGCGTTTTCTCGGACTGGATGGCCCCCGCCGCTTGCAAGACGCGCAGACTGGGTAGCGGCACGCCCGATGCGGCCACCATTTCCTCGTCGCCATAGAGGGTCGCTTCCTGCGTTTCCAGGGCGTCCCGTTCGTCGGCTGTCATTGTCGAATGCTCCAATCATAAACAGAAATCTCACACACGCGACAATCTATTGCAAGTGCGATTGATACGGTTTATATCAGCATTAACGAACTTTGACAACCGCTACAGATTCAGACGGCACCGGAGGAGGAAATGGCGACCATACGCAAACGGATCCTGCCTAGCGGAAAGGAGCGCTGGCAGGTGGATTTCTTCGATCAGGACGGCAAACGCAGGGCGAAGTTGTTTGCACGCAAGAAAGACGCCGACGCCTTTCTGGTCGACATCCGGCCCAAGGTCCGGGACGGCACCTATGTCCACGATTCGGATTCCGTCACTGTCGGCGAGGCGGCCGAGGATTGGTTGAAGCATTGTGTCGCCCGCGAGAAGGCGGGGCGGCGGATGGAGAAGGCGACGCTCCGCGATTACCAGGACAAGGTTCGTCTGCACATCAAGGACGCGGACATCGGCATCGACGGGATCAAGTTGTCGCGGCTCGCCCGCAAGTCTGTGAACGACTTCCGCGACCGCCTGTTGGACTCCGGTCGGTCCGAGCACATGACCCGGCGTGTTCTCGGTGTCCTTCGCCTGATCCTGAACCATGCCATGGACAACGGCCAGGTTCCGGCCAATGTCGCCCAGGGCGTCAAGGTGCTGCGGTCAAGCCGGGTCGGGCATGAATTGCGGATCCCGACCAAAGAGGAGGTGCGATCCATGATCGACACTGCCGACGAAGCCTTCGCGCCCATGCTGATCGTTTCTGCGCTGTGTGGTATCCGGGCGTCGGAGACGCGGGGGTTGCGATGGGAGGACGTGGACATGGATGCCGGTCTGATCCGGGTGCGCCAGCGTGCCGACGCCTACAACGTGATCGGCGAGCCCAAGTCGGCGGCGGGTCGACGGGACATACCGGCGGGGCCGATTGTGATCACCACCCTAAAACGGTGGCGACTGCAATGCCCGAAGGGGGAGCTGGGTTTGGTGTTCCCGAACAGGGATGGCAGCATCGCCGTTCACAGCAACACCCTGAAACGCCGGTTCAAGCCGCTCTGCCGAAAACTCGGCATTGAAATGCGATGGCACGACCTGCGCCATTTTGCGGTATCCTTGTGGATCGAGCAGGGGTTCTCAATCAAGGAGGTCATGACCTTCGCCGGGCATTCCTCGGTGCAAATGACCATGGAGCGATACGGGCACCTGTTTCCGTCGCCGGATCATCGCCAGGGCATGGCCGAGGTCGAGGCGCGGCTTCTCGGTTGACGAGGATTACCAATCGTTCCCTGCAACACGGGTGCGACACGGGCGATTAAAAACGCTGTAACCAATTGATATATTTATCGAATATTGAGAGCGGATGGAGGCTCATAACCTGAAGGTCGTTGGTTCAAATCCAACCCCCGCAACCAAATAAAGCCCCTTAACTCAATGAGTTAGGGGCTTTTTTGATTCTTGGGATATGTGCCGAAATGGTCTGCTGGAATCACTATGGAATCAAGCGG